GTTGTAGTTCACGTTTCAAACACCGGTAATTTCCGGGATTTTTGGCGTGTTTAAGCTCCAGGAGAGCCAACACCAAGCAAATGGTATCATCAATCGATACGAGATACTGTTAAATATCTATCCAGATGTTGACAAGTGCTTCAAAAAATAGTTTTAATTTTAAACCGAATCTTTTTCCTTACTCACACGTGATGGAGTGTGAGTTATTACTCTTGGGGCAGAGAAAGCCCCGTCCTGTTATTGTGACACAACAATGTTACTTTGAACAGTGTAAACTTGAGATGGAGATTGATACGATTGAGCGCCTCTCATATGAGGCGCGTTCTTTTCGTGATCTAGAATTGCAAAGCATGACAAATAACTTTATTAGTAGTATAGCTCAGCGTTTCCAGATTTACGTTAAATCCATCATCCCAGAAACAGCTGCATTTGTGCATGATCTATTTTTAACCCTAGCTTGGGTTTTGGGTAGATTAGCTAAAGTGCAAGATTTCTCTGACGTGTTAGCTATTAGCGATTATATAACACGGATACATTTTAAAAAACCAGTTGGTGCCTTTATTTTTGATTATATTTTTGATAACCAGGCTGAAGCGCAATCAATGGATTGGAGTGTTCTGAAAGACTTAGTTTCGACGTATGATGCATTGAAAACGCATCCCGCTGTTATTAAGTTCTTAAAAGTTATTTCGTTAGCTTTTTCCGGAGGAATTTTAGAATCTTTAGGTGTTAAATCCTCAGTTGAGGATTTGTGGATTATGGTTACTGAAACCATGTCAAAAATTATGGCACATACTGATTTTATATCTGCTGTTTTAGATCTTATACAATTTATGGGTGAGAGAATTGCAGCTTTTTGTGTCACACGATCCTGGAAATCACTTATACATACTCCCACTTCATATAGTAAGTGGGTTGATAAGGCATTTGATTTACTTGATAAAAGTGCTGCATTAGCCAATCCTGAAGCCATAGGTATGGATTATCATGTCTATGTTAACGATGTCGTCCGAACTATTGCCGAGGGCGAGGAAATACGACGTTATGTTAAATCAGGAGATGCTCGTGATGGAGTTGCCCAGACATTATCAAAATTAAGAAATCTTTATACAGATATTATTATTCGAGATGCCGCTGGAGAATTTCGTATGGCGCCTTTTGCTTTATTGTTATGTTGTGGTTCGGCTAAGGGTAAGGGATCGTTAAATGATATCCTTAAAACTCATTATGCCAAACTTTATGACAAACCCCTTGGATCGGAATTTGTATATTATCGTGCACCTGTAGAACCTCATTGGAATGGTTTTAAAAGTAGTATGTGGTGTCTTATTATTGAAGATATTGCATCTATTAACCCCAATGCTTCTAGTTCAGATCCGTCTATGGCGGATATACTATTGGCTGGAGGTAATAATGGTTTTAGCCCCCCCCAAGCCTCGTTAGAGGATAAGGGGCGAACACCCTTTAAGTGTGATTTAATATTGGC